TATGTAATAGATGGAGTAAGTATATTGGGCGAAATAGGACAGGGAAAGGTTGACATTATAAATAGATTGCAGAAAGAAATTATTGTATGCCCTGACCGAGACAAGAAAGGTTGGGATCTAGTTAACGTAGCTATAGAAAATGAATGGTCAGTAGCTTTCCCGAAATGGGATATGGACATTAAAGATGCCGCAAAGGCATCGGAAAAGTATGGAAGATTGTTAACAACACATTCTATAATTTCTACAGCAGTATCTGGCGAACTTAACATACGAAATACTTGGAAAATACAGCAAAACGAAAGAAATCGTAACATCAAAGGTTCCTACTAAAGTATGATAAATACATAATGATATATTATATTTACGCATACCTAAGAAATAAAGATAGCACCTCCGGGAAGATCGGGACACCCTACTATATAGGTAAAGGTAGTGGTAACCGAGCATATGACGAACACGATTATACAACAACCCCGACAAATCGTGATTATATTGTTATTATGGAAGAACATTTATCTGAATTAGGCGCATTTGCTTTAGAGAGATTTTATATAAGATGGTATGGCAGAAAGGATCTAAACACTGGAATTTTAAATAATAGAACAGACGGGGGAGAGGGTGCTGCTGGAAGATTAGTAAATCAAGAGACAAGACAGAAATTATCAATAGCACAGACTACGTATTATAATTCTTTATCCCACGAAGAACAGATTGAGCGAAATTTAAAAACAAAAATACCAACAACATCAGGTTTAAGATGGGATGAAGATACTAAGAAAAAGATGAGTAACTCTCAATTAGGGAAAGTAGCCATTAATAACGGAGAGAAATATATAAAGGTGGATAAGCATTTATTGAACGATTATTTATTAGCAGGATGGCTTCTGGGTAAATTGAGAACAGGAAATATCTATATAAACCAAAACGGTGATATCAAGAAGATATCACCAGATGATTTATCGATATATGTCGCTGATGGATGGTTCCCGGGCCGCGGCCCTATGCCTCAAGAAAGAAAGGATAAGATAGGAATTTCTAACGCTGGCAAGAAGAAAAAGCAAAAGACCGAAGAAGAAAAAGATAGAATATCATCCAATATTTCGGCAAGATTAAAGAACGAGTGGGCAACAGGAAAACGTAAGGTCACTGGTATGACCGGAAAGCATCAATCAGAAGAGACAAAGAATAAGATATCTTTATCGGTATCTAAGAAACGCAAGGATAAAAAAGATGAGTAATGAAATAGACAGTGAGATACCTAACTACGATACCGAAATAGAAACATTGTTCATTCAATTTATGATGAGTAATCACGAATTATTTGTTAGATGTTCGGGAATTATAAAAGATATATTTTTCGATAATAAACAAAATAGAGATACAATGAGTATTATTATATCTCATTTTAGTCAATATTCGACATTACCTTCGATAGAACAAATTAAAGCAATAACTGGTAAAGATATTACATTAATTCCCGAAGTGGCATCTAAAGAAGATAAATGGTTCTTGAAAGAAATAGAACTTTTCTGTAAATATAAATCATTACGTGATGCAATTTTAGCATCACCGGGAAGATTAGATCAAGGTAGATATGGCGAAGTATTGGTCGATATTAAGGCAGCGGTAGAAATTGCACTAGTCAAGGATTTAGGATTAGATTATTATGCTGATCCTAAGGCAAGACTCGAAGCATTAAAGGAAAATAAGGGACAAGTATCCACGGGTTGGAAAACCGTTGATGATAAACTATTTGGCGGGCTGAATAGAGGTGAACTTACAATCTTTGCAGGACAATCTGGTGCAGGTAAGTCATTATTCTTGCAAAATCTTGCAGTAAATTGGGCTCAGGCTGGTTTAAATGTAGTTTATCTATCATTAGAGTTAAGTGAAAAGCTGTGTGCTATGAGAATTGATGCAATGCACACAAATTATGAAACTCGAGAAGTAATGCGTAACATTGATGATGTGCATATGAAAATTCGTGCATCACAACAGAAGAGCAAAGGTTCATTACGTATTAAACAAATGCCAAATGGTTGCACTACCAATGATATTCGTGCATTCATTAAGGAATACGAGATTCATGCCGGTAAGAAAGTAGATGCAATTCTTGTTGACTATTTAGATCTTATGTCTCCATTGAGCAAGAAGATTTCTGCAGAAAATTTGTTCGTTAAGGACAAGTATGTAACAGAAGAATTACGCAATTTAGCAGTTGAATTAGATATGGTAACAGTATCAGCTTCGCAATTAAATCGTGGTTCATATGAAGAGATTGAATTTGATCCGAGTCATATTGCTGGTGGTATTTCTAAAGTTAATACAGCAGATAATGTAATTGGTATTTTTACTAGTTCAGCAATGAAGGAAAGTGGTAGATATCAAATTCAGTTCATGAAAACACGTTCTAGTTCTGGTGTAGGATCTAAGGTCGACTTATCATTTAATAATAAGAGTTTAAGAATTGCAGATTTAGAAGAAGATGCCGACAATGCGATTACGGCATCATCGAAAAACATATATGAGCAACTAAAGAAAAAGAGTGTTGTAAGATCGGGAGAAAAACTTGATGCCAAGACAGGAGAAATTACTTCAACTGTAGGCATGGATACAAAAGTAAATCCTTTAGAAGGTGCAGCAGGTCTCCGAGCTTTTCTTAAGAAAAGATAAAAGCTGATAAATAGTTGAAAGTAATTTGGAGACTAAAATTGTCCATTAATCGCAGAAGCAGATCTATTCTAGAAGAAATTAGTTCATATGTACCTCAAAAAAGTAAGGAAGATCTAATTGAAGCCAGAGCACAGCATATAATAGTATCAGCTATAAATTTGCTCGAATCTATTGATGAATCATTCTCTCCAGAGGAAGCAGAAGCCCTGAAGAAACGATTTGTATCCAGCATACGTGGTTCTGACCCAAATCGTTTCACTCGAATGGTGCAGCGCATAAAGACGGGTGACAATGAGATTCAATGACTTTAAAGGAAAGACACACCTGCACGAAGCCGTGCCCGCGGTGATTCCACAGTCAAATAACCCTGTTGCACAGAATAAACAAGCATCGGCCCCTCCTAAAGCAGATAAACCTTTGGGTATTGGCGGCCCAGCCGCAGAAAAACCACAGGCAGATCATTCAACTCCCGGTCAAAGCCCCGCAGGTAAGTTAACGAAAGACTGGATACAATTTTTAAAGAATAATCAAATTGTTGCAGCGAAATCTGATCCTAATTCGGGCAAGCTTACATATAAAAGAAAAGCAAATACAAATGACTTGATTCATTTTTTGGAATCCAAAACAGATTTCGATGAAGAAACAATTTATAGTGCTATTCAATCTGCTCTTTCAGGAAGTCAACCAGAACCTGAACAACAGGAACCGCAACAACAGTTGCAACAGGAACCACAACAGGACCAATCTCAGGACAAAGACGATGTTACTGATGTTGATTACCGAGATGTTCCTCCGGATACCAAGGCATTACCAGGCCCACAGGCTGCACATGGCGGCAAGAAAGCTGGTGAAGTAAGTCAGACACCTGATGCAATAAGAAAAAGAAATGCAAGATCCGCCGGCGGCCAAGCATTTGGACAGATGCAGAAACAATTGAAGCGTAAAGGTACTCTTAAAGAGGAGTTTACTGATCAACCTGTGGATCTAAGTGAAAAGAATGTAGAAGATGTATTTTCTACACTTGCATCACAATCACAGGGCGCTGGAGATGAGCCACAACAAGGACAAGAGAAGCCACAACAAGCTAAACCACAGGCAAATAAGCAAGCAAACATCGAAAAGTTGAAGAAACTTATCAAGACCGGAATGTCACGTAGTCAAAGAAAGGCATTATGGAAAGCATTAAATGATGATGTTTTAGCCGAAGAATACATAGATAAGAATTACGTTAAGAAAGCATTCAAGTATGCTGCTAAACTGTCAAAAGAAAGTATTAGTATTGAAGATCTTCGTCAGGCATGGAAGGAAGCTGGTTATCCGAGTGATACACAAGAGATAGGTGATATATTAGAGAATTTCGGATTTGAAGAGAATGATGTAAATCGTGTATTCAATGAGATATTAGGTGGATACGATGTTGAAGGTGATGATAAACCCAGAGATGAACCACCGAGTCCTGCTATTATTAAGATAGCTGAATATGCTAAGAAGAATGGCCTTAAAGATGAATTAATTGCATTTTTACAACAGAATTATGGTGATGAATTGGAAGATGAACCAGAAGATGAACCAGAAGAAATTGCCGATGAGCCTAAAAAAGGAATGTTTGGCAGAATGAAAGATTTAGGTAAGAGCATATTCGGTAGAAAGGCAACCACCGAAGAAGTAAGGCAGATTTTTACTGCTATGCTTCAAGAAGAGAGAAGTATGAGGCATATTCTTATCAAAGAACAAGATAAACGAGATCTTGGTCGCCAGAGAAAATAATTATGAGATTAGATGAAATAGTAACATTAGGTGATGTATTGGATTCTAGTCAATATATTAAACTCCTTCATACTTTGAAGGCAGATGCCGGAAAAGATATCGATGTCACCCGCATAAAGAATCAAGTTATACATTCGTGGAAAAAAGGTATGAAGCATCGTAAACATTATGATGATCTTCTATCTAAAATTAATTTAAATCTTAACAACCTATTATAGATCAATATTTTCAACCAGATGATAAATAAGTTTATGAATGGGATGATCCCATCACAAATTAAGGAGTTATTAAAATGACACAAAAAGTACATGGCGCAGCTTACCCAGGTGTATGGGTTGAAAGAAAAGTTGCATTCGTAAAGATTACATTTGATGCAGATATTGCTAATATGGCAGCAGCTCACTTGAAGCTTCTTGGTACAACCCAAGTTTGTTCAGTAGGCACAGTCGGCGATTCTACATTCGGTGTTGTAGAAAGCGCAATGGTTCAGGCTCTTAAGATTCTTGAGACAAAGGCTACCGTTCTTGCAATCAGTGAATATAATGCAACAGCTTTCAGCGTTGACGTTATGTTAGGTAATGCAGAAGG